TTTATTCATTCATTGTATCTCTATTACCATCAAATACCATCCTATCATTTCTAATTTCATTATCAAAAGAATATGGCCTAATGTCCTGATTAAAACTTGGTCTTCCTCCTCCACTCCTAATAGGATTATCTTCTATTTTAGGTGGAAGAATTATTTTAATGGGTTCTTCTTCTTTAATTTCAATAGGAATGGGTTCTGGTTTTGGTTTTGGTACTACATCCAATTTAACTTCTTTTTCTTTTATTTCTTCCTTTTTTTGTGGAACAATTATTTTTTCAGGTTGAAAAACATTTTTAACCAATTTAACAGGTGTTTCAAATGCATCAACAGAATCTTTAACTAATTTTTGTGTTTCTACTTTTAAAAATTCTTTTGGTGAAGATTTAACAGATACATCTCTTCTTTTTAAATTTTTTGTATTTTGTTGAATACATAAAAATAAAATATTAGATATATCATCGGATATAGTTTTAAAATCATAAGTTTCACATTCTTCAAATCTAATTTCGGATGGTTTTCCAAAATTTGATTCACTTATATCGTAATATTTGTTATTAAGATAGTGTTCAACTGATATTTTGTAATCTTCAAATATTTTTTTTCTATAATTAGCGAATTTACTTAAACCAAAATCTTTTTTTAATATATTAAAAAAATCTTTGCCAAATTTTGTTTCCAAAATAGAATCAATTTTTTCTAAAAAATTATTTTCAAAAGATGCTAAAGAATTAAAAATAGATTTTTTATAGTATTTAAAATCTTTATTTAAATTATTTATATTATCAAACTCTTTTTGATTTTTTTCTGTTATGTTTTTAAATTTAGTTTTTAGAGGTAAAATTCTAACTTCTTCTCTTGATGGTGATATTTCTTGAATCCAAACCCTTTCTAATTCATTTTCACTACCAACTTTATATCTAACAAAATTTAAATTAAGTTTAAATATACCATTTCTAAATCCCAATGTATTTAAAAGTTTTTTATAATTTATGACTAATTCTTTTTTTCCACTTCTATTTGTAACCGAATACATATAATTTCCAATATCGTTTGATTTTATATATGCTACACTATTTCCTGATTTTTGTGGAATTAAATTATTATTAGTATCATAAATTGCAACTTCCATTACATCATACTTACATTCACCAAAATCGGTTTCTTCTATTTCATTTTTTGAAATAATAAATAGGTCTTCCGCCTGAAGATATTTACCTTCATTTTCAGTTTTATTATTTACTGCATCAAAGTTTGTATATTTTTGTATTGCCATTTTTAATCGTATGATTTAGGATGCATTATACCAACTCTTGTTTTGTATTCTTTCGTTTCTTCGGTATTATCTGCTAATCTTTTTACTTTTACTTTTAAAGTTCCAAAATGTTCTACACTACTATCTCTTTTATCAAAATTACATCCATTAGGAGTAAGTGTTAATGCAACTTTATCATTTTGCCCCGCTGCTATCGTAAATGATGATTTTGCAAGACTAAACCACCTTTGATTTGGTGTAAATGTTGTAGTTATTTCTATTTGGACATCTTTTGTATCATTATTTGTTATATCAATTGTACTACCGGCTATCCAAGCAGATGCTTTTGTTTTGTTATTAATCTTACCATTAATATCAGGATAGTTTGGATTCTCTTTTGGTGGATTTATTTTTACTGCAACTACTTTATTTACAACATCTGCACCACTTGCCAATGCCACATTTGCTGTTGATTGTTGAATTGCCTGTTGTTGCTGAACCGCTCCCAATTGTGCCTGTAATCCTTCAATAATAGAATTAAGAGAATCAATTTGCTTAATTAATGCTTTTATTTGTGCTTTGAAACCTGTATTTTGTGATTGAAGTGATGCTCTTAAAATAGATTCATCAACTGACTTTTGTAATGATGTTGCTATTTGTTTTGAAAAATCTTCAATTGTATTTATAAGTGAATTTAACTGATTTACGATTGCATCATTTGTTTGTTCAATTGTTAATCTATTATTTATTTCACTTTGTAATTGCGCATTTAACTCAGTTATTGTTCCATTTAATTCGGTTACTTTATTATTTAACTCTAAAACTTCCTGTCTTAATTCTGTTGATGCTGTTACTTCTGCATCATATAAAGGTTTTGGAACTAAATCTTTTATTTCTTTTGGAATGTTTGGTTTTAATTCTTTTACTTCTATGTTAATTGCTTTTGATAATTCTTCAACATCAAGTTTAGTTTTTATCAATGGTTTAAAAATAAAAGATGATGCGGATGTTGATTCATCCGACATAGTAACATTGTATTCATTTTTTTGAATAGCTTCTGAGCCAGAGATTTTTAATATCGCCTCTAACTCAAAATCTTTTCTTTCTTTTAGTTTTTCTGCTATTGATTGTAAATTATTCATATTTAAACAACTTCAAATAAAAGTCTTTCATCTATAATTGTTGATATTCCACTTTCAACTATTTTTAATTTAATTCTATAAGTTCTATCAATAGCAAAAGTATTTAAATCTAAATAAAAATAATTAGATGTACTATCACAACTTATTTTTGTATAATCACTAAATGGAATTAATATTTCGTTTGTTCTATAATCTTCCAATTGATAATAAGTAGTTGCTGGTAAATATTTTGATTGGTCATATTCAAATGTTGTTCCAAAAGATTTTAATGGATATAAATCTCTACCTTTAACTCTTATTTTAATTTTTGTACTTTCTAAATATTCAGTTTTAAGAGTTGTTAAAACAACTTTGTAATCACCATCTGCAGCTGAACCAGTTACTGGTAATAAACTTCCTGTATTGAAACTAAAATCATTCCAAACAAATTCTAATGTTGGTTCGTATATAGTATTAGTTTCTTTAGAAAAAAACTTTAACATACCATAATCGGTATCATTTTCTTCGTTTGTTAAACTATGTCTAATAATAAATCCATTATTAGGTATTGAACCACTCAACCACATTTTAACTATTTCGGTAACATTCATTCTAATATCATCTGGTTCATAAGAAAAAGATTGTGATGCAGTTGAACCAGTATACCAAGTACCACCCTCAGCGTTTGCAGAACCTGTTGTTCCCAATGCAAAAACAGCAGTTCCTGCTATTGTATTTTCTTGCCAAAGATTTACACCATCTTTATATTTCCAACTAACACCATCAGTTGATATGTTATCAAATTTTGTACCTGTTCCCATTGTCCAACTTTGAGAAACCGCATTAGCATAGATTGTATATTCTAAAGGAATTTCCTCAGCGTTTGCAGATTTTAAGTTTAGATATGCAACAAAACTACTTGACATAGAACCATTTGCTATTGATTCCGATACTACTGTCATATCAAACTTAATAAAAGTTCTATGAATATCTTTTGTACTTCCATAATAAGTTTTACCTACTTCTAATATCTCATCTCTACCAGAATTTTGTTCAGGTTGTTGAAGATATACACTTGCATCGTATATTGAGTTATAAAATTTATGCATTATAATGCCCTCCCTTTAATGTCTTTATTTGGATATTTAACTTCAAATATACATGGGTCCAAAGATGGATAAATTATCTTTCCTTGAGTAGCTTGTTCTATGTTATATTTATTAGGTGAATATGTACCATTTCCAGCACATAAATTATAAACTTTAACAGTAGGTACGCTCATAACACCCTCTATATTTGCTAATATTAATTCTATTTCTGATATGTTTATTTTTTTGTTGAATGTCCAATTATCAATATTGAAATAATTTTGCATCTCTACCAAACAATTTGCTAAAACTTCTCTTTTATTATAATTTGGATACGTTATAATTTCAAAATCTAATCCTATATTTACTATAAAACCATCCAAAATATTTACTCCATCCGTTAATAATCTGTACTCACTTAGATACGTTTTTAAATTTTCTTTTATTGCTTTGTTTAAATTTGTTAAATTTTTATTGGAATCGTATCCCAAAACGTACATATTAATTGCAAATGGATTATTTTTTTGAGTTGTATCCGATTTTTTATTTGATAAATATTTTACAAGTTGTTTTTGAGTTTCTTCTTTTGATAAATCTTTTAAAGATACAACTAATTCCGTAAACTCTTGTATGTTTTTAGGATTTGATAAAATAGAAGATGGGGAGTTTATATCAATTTCACTATCAGGAGAAACATATACTTTTGTTACAGACCCATATCTAGCTGGCATAGATAATGCTCTTACTATATAATCTTCTTTGGTTACTGCTCTGTTTTGTGAACCAAACATAGCTAATGCATTTTGTCTAATTTCTTCAACAGATTCTGCTCCTCTACCACCAGTTGCTGGTCCTAAATTTTCTACTGCTACGGATGCTTTTACATCATTAATTGATTCAACTAATGTATCGGGAATTGATAGTAAATCATCATTGAATTCAATTCTTCTTATATTTACTAAATCCCCTGTGTTTACATTTGATTCAACTCCACCGCCTATCAAATAAGTTACTGAAATGGTTGTATTTATAGGTGCAGCGCCGAATGTGTTTGTTTTTAAAAAATTAGAGGGGTCTATTGAATCATTTAATCTACTAATTGAATTTGCTGTACCTATTCCTATATTTTTAGAGTTTGGTAATAATATTTCATCATTTAATCTAACATCACCACTTCCGAATTGTAATTCCGTACTATTATCATTATTTATTTTTACTGAAAATCTTTTTGGAACTTTTTTTAGTTCTAAAATATATGGTACGGTTTGAGAATATTGATACATATTTCCATTTTCTTCCAAATTTGGTGTATCAATAAAAATAGTTTCTTGTGCTAAATACGGAACTTCATACCATTTGTTATTATCAGAATCAACAACACTTACTACCTGTATTATATTTGTATTGGATAGTGTTATGCTTGGATAATCCGTATCATTTTGAAAAATAAAAGTTTCAGTAACTTCCGTAGCCGAAATTGCTTTTATAGTTTTTGTAATTAAATATCTTAAAGGTATTCCATTTATATCTCTTTCATAAACCTCTACTTCTCTATTTTCTTCAACTGAAAAATCAACATTATCAATTGTTCTAAAAGTAATGTTTGAATTTGTTGAAGACTCTACCAACATACCCTCTTTGATTGTTAAATAGTATCTACTATCCGGCCCATAATTTGCTCCACCACCTTCTGATAAATAAACAGAAGGTACGAGTTGATAAACTGTTAAATTAACTACCGCTGGTGATGTTACTTTTGGTTTATATCCCATAGATTGGGCCAATGATAAAACATTTTTCTTTTCGGTAGCATGTAATAATAAAGATTCCTTTAATTGAACATCTTGATAGAAGGATAACATATCACCGATTGCCGCGGCCTGTTCTATTATTACCATTCCAGGAGATGCTTCATTAAAATCTGAATATGTATCTGGAAAATATGTTTTTGTATAGTTTATAAGATTTTCTTTAAGTGTAGTAAAATCTTTACCCACATATGAAAAATCTCTTTTACCAATATTATCGTTACTA